TGTTTCATTGTTTAGTAACTTAATCATAATTGTTTTTCACTAAGATACTAATTTATAAACATATTACAAACTATATGTTTTTCAAATCTTCTAAAACCTGTTCAAGTTTACTTATCATTTTTTTTATTTGACTTTTTATTTTAATGTATTGTACCTTTTCTTCTGAAGTTGTATTTTGTACATACACTAACCCAGTCATTTCATCTACTACTTTTTTCATAATCTATAAAAATATACTATTAAATATTCTAACATTCTTAACACTATATAACCAGTAACAAACTGCTGCCAGTCTATCATTCTGCCATTTCATTTATCATGCCTTCTGCCTTGAGCATCTTTAACCTATACTGACTTAAAGCAGTTCTTAAATTACCTTCTTCTACTTTCTTTTTTGCAATTAGTAAACCCAGTTCTGTAAGTGCATTGTTAAGTGTATTTAATTCTTTATGGTCAGGTTTTGCTTCTAACCATACTTTTAAAATATCATACATGGTAAGTAATGCAGTATCTATTCTTAGATCATCTAAATTTTCTAGTTTTTTACTTATAGTTTCATCCATAACATACTTTTTGTTTTTCTAAGTGTTTAATGTCTTTGTATTTTACTTTTACTATTTTATCTTTTAAAGTTTTCCTAGTATACAATTTAAAAAATTCTGTACCATTCTTTGCAATTTCTTTTACATCTTTTACAACTTGTAATAAATCAAAGGTTTTGAAAAAACAGAAACAGCCCAAGTCTGTCATATCAAAAGCTATAAAGTCTGCTTTACCATAAAGCCACCCTTTCTTACCTGTGACATTTACAAGTTCTAACCATATTTTGTTTTTATCCCTATTGCCTTTTACATCTACACTATAATCATTTACAAAATAATCTATGTGGTCATTCATGTCTTCACTTGAACTTGACCTAATTAGAGTATTACCCCTTTCAATCATTATTTGCTCAAATTTTTTTTCTGTTTCTATGCCTATTAGCATATTCCTATACCTCATCATCTTGGTATTCTTTATAAATTCTTTTTAGCTTATTCCATACATTATTCACAAAACAAGAACTGCATGAAGTAGTTGAAACATTTTCTTTAAACACCCTATTGTAAATTGTTAGTATTTGTATTTGTTCTTCAGGTGTTATTGTTTTATTATCTATTTTTTCTGTAACATAATTATATTCATCTTCTGTAAAACATAAAGGTTGGTTATAAGGAAACAAATAATTTAGTTTCTGTTTTCTTTCTTCACATCCACAGTCTTCACCTGCTAACCACTTGGTTATTTTTTTTATTCCTGTAGCTGTAGTAATTTTTTCTACTGTGTCACCCACACCTTTACTTTTTTTGTCATACTTTTTTTTAAAGTTTTTGTAATTTTTCTTTGCCATATCTATTTAATTTTATCATAATCATTATTCTTAAAATCTTCCCAGTCTTCAGATAGTTTTTGTTTTAGGTCTTTTTTTAAATGTTTTAAACTGTTAAATATACTCACCCAACTTATTTTAGTTTCACTTGCAAGTTTTCTTATACTCATGTCTGTTTGGCTGTATAGCTTCCATAATTTTTTATCATACCAATGCCATGTATCAGTAACATTATCTACTAAGTTACAAATTTTATGGTATGCTTCATTTTCTTCTACATTATCCATATATGGTATTTGTATATCATATTCACCATTATCAATACTGTATTTTTTTACTTTTTTCTTTTTGTTATAATACTGGTAAAAAAGAGATCTAAGTGTAAAGTACATATAACCCCTGCTTACCTTACCATTTTTTATTACTTTGTTTTCACTTGCATACCTCATAAGTGCTAAATAAGAAAGTTGTACTATATCTTCTGCATAGTTATATTCACCAAAACTATTGACTATTTTTACCCAGTCATTATGATACTTTGCTACCTTTTCAATCCATTTGTACTTTTCCATTCTACTGTAATACTTACTATAAATAAACAAAATTGTAAAGTGTATTCAGTTTCTTTTTCTAATTGTTGGTAAGAATATAAACAGCCAAACATTAAACCTATAATTGGTGCAATACTTACACTACCATCTACTAAATTACTCCAGTACATAGCTGCTGTTGTTAATATTAAAAGTGCTATTATTATATGTATCAAAATGCTACTTGTTTTATATTCTTTTTGTTATGTAGTATATCTTGTCCTGCAAACTCAAAACCTACATTGTTTATTTTCATTCTAATTTTTACTGGTTGTTCAAATGGTGTACACCTTCCACCTGTTTCTGTTTCCTTTACCTTGAGTACATGCAGGTGTGTGTACATCCATTGACTAGGGCTACCAGTATATCTATGTATACAGTAGCAGTCATTAAATCTATTTCCAAACTTACCCCCACCTTCTATACTTGCCATACCTAAAGGTACAGGTAAATTTTCATATTCATGACCTTTTGGGTGTGTTCTTCTTAGTGCTTCACTATTACCATGACAATTTAAAAATAAACTAACACCTCTTTTTTTTGCAAATAATCTAAGTTCAGTTAGCACTTTATAATCATATTCATGACCACCTAAACTTTTTATATCTTGGGGTTCTTTAGCTAAACTATTATATGGGTCTATTAAAAATAAATTGTAATCCCATGCATCTTTAATTGCATTTGCTTCTGCAAGTAAATCTTTATAAGTATACAAATCTTCTACATCTATAATTTTAAAATAATCATCACACCACCCTAGTGCATTTTGTATTTCTACTTCACTTGCCATGCTTATAGGTTTACCCATTTTAAATTCTATGATCTTTCTTACTATAGAATCTACTGTATTTTCACTACTCCAAATAAGTGTTTTTGTTTTATGTATAACAGCCCACACAGTTAGTAAATAAATTGCTACACTTGTTTTACCAACATTAGCATGACCAATTAATAGTGTAGTATTACCATTTAGTTTTAACCTTATGTATTCATCCATTTCAGGTATACCTATTTTTAAACCTTCCTTAACCCTACCAAACTTTATATCAAGTAGTTTGTTTTTTATTTCAGTTGCCCTTATTATCATAAAAAAAGGGGGTAAAAACCCCCTGTAATTAAAATGGTAAATCTACTTCTATTTCCCTGTCAGGGTTTTGCTCTTTATTTAAAACTTCATTATCATGTATTATGTTAATACCCTTCAAACTATAGTTGTAAAAAGTTTTTCCCTTCCATTCATTAACCTTACCTTTTAAAGCAAATGATACTTGTACTTCATCACCTACTTTTATCTCTGCAAGTTTATCAGTTCTATCTTTCCAAAAAGTAAAAAATAAAATATCTTTAAATGTTTTTACTACACCATCAATATTTACTTTCTGTTCTTTCTCTATCAAGATATTCCTTTTTTTTCCATACCCTTCCAATTCTTCCAAAGGTTGAATTTCTTTTACTACTCCTTCTATTCTGTGCATTACTTTTAAATTTTTGATAATTCTGCTTCAATTTCTTTACTTACTTTAAACTGGTTTCTAATTTGCTGTACACTACCACCTTTTTTTCTATACTCAATCATACTACTGTATTCAGGTGTACCCCTGTTTAACCATTTTTTGTCACTATCAGGTATTTTGGGTAGATCATCTACCAAGTTAGTAGTTTTTACACCTTCACTTATTACCCAGTCTACTATCCTGTCTGCAAACTTAAATACATCTTCTAAATTAGCATCACTATGTTTGCATCCACTATTACTACATCTAGCAAAAAAATCTGCTGCTGTTTTAATTGAACTTTGTTTTATAATATACATTTGTGTTTTATCCATAATAAATTATTTAAATATTTACAACTAAGTTACAAAAAAATAGTGAATTAAAAAAGGGGTATTTTCATACCCCCAACATTTAAACAATTATAAGAAACATTAAGTAATATCTTTAACCTTTGTAGTATAGTGGTTAATTAATTCAATAATATCACTTGGTGCAAACTTACAAACTTCTTTACTTTTTTTCAATAAATCTTTTGATAACTTTTTACCAAGTTGTAAACTAAATTCATATTGTCTACCCTGTTGGTAAGTGTTGCAGTAAACACATTGAGGTTTCACATTTCTTTCATCCCACCTTGTACATAAGTGCCTTCTACTTATAAAATGTCCTGCATGTAGTTGTTTATAGTGTTGTTGTTTACCACAAGTAATACATTTACAATTCCCATTTTTATCTGCATTACTTAACCTTATATATAAACTAAAAACCCTGTCAAGTTTTTTTATTAACTTACTTTTACTTAGTTTTTTTTTAGGCATATATTCCCACTAGCCCACCAAAGTTAGCTGTTTTTTTTTACAAAGTCAAGTTTGTCACCTACCCTGACCCCTATACAGCTTTCTGTAGTTCTTAGAACCCTTTATTTTTGAGGTTTTAGTCTTGGCATGTACATTTGGTCTTTTAACTTTTTTTCTTGCCTTATAAGTGCTTATTTGCTGTCTAGCCATTTGCTCTGCCTTTTACCCTTTGATCTGCATGTACCACCCTATTACAAAAGCTATTGTAAGAAATGCTAAGGTAAGTGGTCTAACATTTTGTGCTAACCAACTACTACTTTGTGAATCTGCTACCCACCTTTTTGTTATACCATCAAATTCATGTATTTCTTGTTCAAGTTTTTTTAGTGCTAGTTCTTTATCTTCTGTAGTCATATCACTACCACCTATTAATGCTTTTACTATACCACTTGCAGGTGTACCTTCTGCTAATGTTCCTACTATATTGGGTATCTTTTGCAATAAAAATTTACCTACCCCTGTTTCTTTAAAAGGTTTTCTTTTACTCATAATTTTAATTTTGAAGTTATCTTACCAAATTCACCTTTAGGTATTATATTGAATGCTATACTGTGCCTGTTGTTTTTAGTTTCATTTGTACTTACCATATGTTTTAAAAATGAAGGGAATAAAACTATACTTTTTTCTTTAGGTTCAAAGTTTAGATTTTCATAAGTAAAAATGTTGTTTTCATCAAAATTTATTTCAGCATCAAAAAACCATTTATCTATCATTGGGTTCTTAAAAGATATACAACTGCTTTTTTTCATATAGTATGTGCCTGAAATATAACTATTCTTGTGTTCATGAAACTGTGAAAACCCATCAGGCATTGTTTTGGTAGCCCAAGAATTACAAAACTGTAAACCTTCAAACACATGCCCTAAATTATTTAAATAGGTTTTTGCTTTTTTAAGTATTAAATGCCTTAGTTCATCAAATATTTTTTCATCTAGTATGTTTTGGTTTTTACTACATGATGAATTATTACCACTTAAAGTTTTTATGTATTCTGTTTTTTGTATGTAAGATAAAATTTTATTGTTTTTTTTATCTGTTATATCAATTTGGTCTGTAAATATTTGTACTGGGAATATGTTTTGTATCATCTTTCAAAGATACATATAATTATCTAAAGTGTTACCTACTAAACCACTTCTAGCTGTATAGCCAAATGGCATTTGGTTTATCATTATCCATGTCCACATGCAAAAATGTGTTGGCAATTCCAATTCTTCTAAATCCAACTGTAATAAGTGCTGCAATAACCTTTGATCTTGTATTACTATCTGTACAGCCAATATCTGCTGCAAGTCCATACATATGACTGCTTCCCTTACTAGAAGCTGTTTTGGGTTTTCCACCCACTTTTCTATTGTGGCTTTCTGTTCTATATCCACTATTGATTTTAAAGGGTATGCCTGCTTCTGTTCTTGCCCTGTCAAGTAACTGCATAAAATCAGCATCCATATTTTTACCTGAACCTTTAAAGTCAGGGCTGTCAAATTCTTCAAGTTTAAAGTTTTTTAGTGTCATTTTTTCTTAAATCATCAATCCATACTGTACTCATTAAAGATAGTTTTTCAATACTGTCCTTTTGCATTTCTATTACTAGGTTTTCTAGACTATCTTTTTGACTTACTAGCATGTCCACTTTCATTTCTAGTGAACTTATTTTTTTCTTTGCACTTTCTAACTCATCAGGGTTTCTACCTGTAATTGTTGAAATAATCATAGCTACACTTGCAGCTATCATACCTATAAGTGTGTTTACTATTGAAGCATTTTCTTCAGGTATTGTGTATTCTGTTAAGTATACAAGTATACCTACAATTAAAAAAAATACAAGTAATGCACCTGAAAAGTGTAATAAGAATCTAAAAGTGCCATTTTTTGGTATCATTTTGTTTTTTGGTATATCTGTATTACTACTAAAACTATTGTAAGAATTAAAACTGTTGTTTGTAAATAAACATTTACTTGTGGCATGGAACTAAATATAAGTGCAAATGCTGAAAACCCATATGTTCTTAAATCTGTAATCATTCTGTTGGTATATCTTCACATTCTGTCCATTCACCATTTTCTTCATCCCACCTACAAAGTTTATTAGAAGGCATTGGTATGGGTGCTTCATATACACCTTTATCTTCATTTAATATCCAAGAATCATAAAGTTTTGGTGGTGTAAATCCTTGTATATCTTCATTCCAGTCATACCAATACCCTGCATAATTTTTTCTAAAAGGTGTACCACCTAATTTGTGTTCACCCATCCAAGTATTTATACTTGTTTGTTTCCAGTTACTATGACCATATATAGATTTTAAAAATTGTTTTCCTTTATATTCACTTTCTGTACCATCTGCTTTTAACAGTACATCATTATGTATTTTTATTACATTAATAACTTTGTTGTTTTCATCTAATTCTGCAAAATGTGCCATAATTTAACCTGTATATGTTCCTGTTCCTGTAAATTTTAAAATAGTAAAACCACTTACACTTGTAGTGTCTTTATTAGGACTGCCAGTAAATGTATCTGAAAAATTAGCATTTGGTATTCTTAAAACAACTACACCACTTCCACCACCTTCACCACCATAATTTACACCTGCTGTTTCTGCATTACCTCTACCACCATTTCCTGTATTTGCTGCTTGTGAACCACCACCATTATTGTTTCCACTAATACCATTTTTAGCTTCACCACCTGCACCATAAGTTACACTACTTCCAGTAATTGAGATTGAAGTACCACTACCACCTGCCCTTGTGCTACCACCATAATAATTATTTGTACATCCTGAGTTGTCAGTACCTGCTGAGGAAGTACCACCACCCCCTCCTCCACCACCACCACCACCATTGTGCTGCTTTACACCTTGTCCACCATCAAAACCTTGACCTGCTGTACCATTACCATGATTTTGTGTGACAGTTTCACCTATTCCATTTGTGCTACAAACATGATAACCACCACCACCTGCACCACAGCCACCATTCCAAATACCACCTGAAGCTGTTATATCTGCTAATGAAGTAGCAGTAGATGGAGCACCACCCCCACCAGTTGAGGTTATAGTAGTAATATCTGATCCACTTATAAAAGAATTTGTGCCTTTTGCACCATGTGTAGAAGTACCTGCTGCTGCACCACTACCACCACCACCAACACTTATAGTGTATACTGTACCAGTAGTTAATGTTAAATCAGAAAGAGCTGAAGCACCCCCACCTGATGAACCAAATGAACTTTTTAAACCACCTGCACCTGCACCTGCACCCCTTCTAGCACCACCACCACCACCACCTGCTTGTATCAAATAATCAATATCATAAGTTGAGGTTGCAGCTTTTAAGCTATTGTGTAAAAATCTTCTTCCTAATGTCATAATTATGGTGTTTGGTCACTACCATACTGTGCAACTGAATAAGCAAATACTGCATCTGCACCATCTGCTAAACATTCTACCTGTAGTATACTTGTGGCTGAACCATCATAGTCTACACCACCTACTTTTAAAAAGTCTTCACTATTACCTGCATCACTATCTAGTGTTATTGTTTGTGAACCCTCTATATTATATATTGTTAAAACTTGACCTGCTTTATAACCTGTAAAGTCAAATTCAATACCACCTGTCAAAGCACTATTCATTTTATATACTGCTGCTGCTGACCAGTCTACTGAAGTTGCACCTGAAGTATTTGAAATTGTGCCTACTGCTGTATATCTGTCTTCTAGCATAACATGCTCTACAGAATCATTTGCTATTGTCAAAGCACCACCTGCTGCTACTGTAGCATCACCTGAAACATCATTAAATACAGCATCTCTTACTACAGAAAAATCAGCCCTTTTTAGTGTACCACCATCACTTACCATTAATTCATCTGCATCTGCTACATCACCAGTCATTTCTGTTTGTCCACTTATAGTGTTATCATTTAACATTGAACCTTCTACTGAATCAGCTTGTATTGTTACTGCACCAGTATTAGTTATTGCAATATCACCACTAACAGCTACATTACTAAAATCAGTACCATCACCTACCATAATGTGTCCATCTGTGGCTGCTAAAGAATCATCTAAAATATCAATCTTTGCAGCAGTCACTTGGTCATCACCAATATGTGCTGTATCTATTGAACCATCTACATAATGCTCAGAGTTTATAGAATCATCTGCTATTTTATCACCATTTACAGCATCCCCATTTATCATACCTGTTTCAACTGCATTAGGTTGTATGGTGGTAACACCTGTATTTGTTATAGCTATATCCCCACTTACTGCAACATTTGCAAAGTCAGTACCATCTGCTACTAAAATGTGTGCATCTGTTGCTGCTGTATCATCTTGTAGTATATTTATTTTTGCAGGTGTTACTTGGTCATCTGCTATCATAGCTGTGTCTACTGCACTTGTAGCTATTGTTGTAGCACCTGAATTACTTATTGTTACATCACCTGTAACTGATACACTATTTATGTCTGTACCATCACCAATTAAAATTTTACCATCACCTTTTGCATCTAAATCTGTAGGTGCATTTGAAGCACCACCCACTTTTACTGAACCCCTTGTAATGTTTGCTAGTTTGTTATTATCTACTGAATCATTAGCTATAGTTACTGCCCCTGCACTCATGGTGGCATCACCACTTATTGAAAGTGTAGTACCATTACCTAATAGTGCATAAAGTTCATCATGGTTTAAGTTTAATTTATTAAATGCACTTCTTATTGGGTCACCTGTATTGTCATCAGGTGCTGAACCAATATTTACACTACTTTTACCCATATTATTTTTTTTATATTTTTTATATTACTGTTTGATCTGCTGTTACATCTGTAGCATCTGCAAAACTACTTCTATCTGCTGTAAACACAAGTGAATCTATCACACCTGCTGTTGGTGTTGTAAAACAACTAGGTGCTGAAAAAGCAGGTATACTTTCTACTATAGTATGGTCTTCTTCACCCCATTCTGTAAAACAATATATTTTACCCCAGTTTATTGTGTTTGCCATATTTATACAATAAATTTTGTTTGTTTTTGTTATATACTTTTTTGTTTAAGTATTCTGTAAGTTTTTTTATGTTATTTTCTTTGGCTTTATACTTCATAAGACCCATCCTTCAAAACTTGCATCTCTATCAGGGTGTACATCTTCATTTGTTGAAGTATAATATTCAGGGAATTTACTAGGTGCATTAAAACTTAAATAATCTATTAACCTGTTTGTATAATACTGTGCTGTATTTCTTTCTTTTTCTAGCAAATAATCTATTTCTTCTTTACTAGCATTTTCTGCATTTTCACTATTGTGTTTAAATACACCTTTATTTGCTATAGTATAAGCACTAAATGGTAACATTTCTACCATTGTCCAATGTATTAAGCAGGGTTTTACATAATCATTTACTAATGTTTGGTAATCACCAGTAAGTGTACCTGCTACAATTTTTGCTTGTATGCTTTCAAGTAAATCTGTACCTAAATAATTTTCTATGTGTTTATCTTGTGCAATCTTTACTCTCATTATAAAAGTATCTGTATCAAGATTACCTGATACTGAAGTAAATTTTACTACATCTTTCCTTGTTATCAATAGTGCTTCTGCCATTATCCTTTATAGTTTGGGTGGTGTCCTTTGTCACCTCTAGTTATATTTGCTTGTGCTACTTCTTTGGGGTTTTTGGGTAGTTTAAAACCTTGTTTTACAGCTTGATTTACATTTACAAACTTTGTATTTGCAAGTGCATTACCTTTATAGGGTGTGCCATCCTTTTTTAATTTCTTTTTATATATTCTTCTTTCCCAAATGTGGTGACAATTTACCCCACCTTGCCACTTAAATAAAGAGTAGTTTTGACCCTTATGACCATGCTGCTTGTTTACACCCCTAAAACTCATTTGTGCAATATCTTCTTTTCTATATAGCTTACCTGTACTTAGCATTCTTCTACAGAAAGGTCTAGTTTCACCTTTTGCTTGTCTTTTTGTGCCTTTTACATACTTGTATCTAACCTTAAATAAATCATTATCTTGGCTAGAATCTTGTTTTGCTGATAACTTTAAACCATTTAAATAATTTTCTACATCAAAATCTTCAGGTTCATCTTCTGTAGTATCTGTATCTAGTAACTCATAATTTTCTAAATCTTCTATTTCACCTAACTGGTCTATTAATGTAAATAATTCATCACCATCATCATCACTTAAAAAAGGTCTTTCATCTTTTGCAAGTTCTTCTTCTTGCATCTTTTCACATCTGTGTGTTTTGTAGTTTTTCTTGTACCCTTTAGGGCATTTGTATTTTTTTAAATCTTCTTTATTATGAAATTCACAAGGCATGTACCATTCTTGCCCTTCATATTCATGTACATGGATACCTTCACACCCTATATTCTTTGCCATTTCTTCAGCTTTTTCAGGTGTGCTATATGCTAACCTATCATCTATAATAGCAAAATCTTTATTTACTACCTGACTGGCTAACTTTACACCAGTTTCTTCTTCTTTAGCTTCTTGTGTTACTGCATTATCTGTATCAATAAATTCTAAAGGTTGCAGGGTTCTAAAATATAGTTTTAAACTTATTTCATTAACTGCTAAAATTTGGTTTATACACTCTATTATTTGATCTTGGTAAGGTTTTATAGTTATGTTATTAAACAATAAACTAGCAGTTTTAATTTCATCTGCATTGTTACCTAAACCACTATTGCCATCCCTTACACCTAATAGTAGTGGGCTTGTTACCCTATGACCCATAATTATTTTTCTAATACATTCATTAGCTAAATACTCATAATGTGCAGGTGCATCATCTAGTGGTATATCATCAACAGTAGTTTTACTTTCTGCATTGTTATTAAAGGCTACAATTACCTTTTCACCTCTGCTACCTGTAAGTTTATTCATGACCTCACTTTTAATTTGTAGCTGTTTTTCTCTATCAGGTACACCATTGTTAAAGTTTACTACTTTAGTACCACTAAAATTACATTGTACATCATTTATAAGGAAGTCAGAAATTTCACTTTCTAGTTCACAGTAAGCCAATGCACCCTGATAATCTACAGGACAGATATAGTCATAACCTGACACATATTTTTTTACTACTTTTATTTCAGGTTCTTTACCATTACCATAACCAAAGTTTGCAATTCTTTTTAGTTTGGTATTTTGTTTTACTTTTTCCCAGTCAGGTGCATAATAGTATGCTTCTATATCACCTTCCTCATTCATCTTTTCAGGTCTTAGTGTTTGTCTTGGAAAATGCTCTGCTTTTATTACCTTGCCATTTTGGTATAAAACTTGGAAACATGCTTCACCAAGTAGTTTTAAATCTAGTGCTATTTTTTTTAAACACTCATTACTAAAAATACTTCTTAGTGCTGCATATTCATCTGTCTTTGTACTACTATCTAGTGCATCTAAGCCCTTACCATAAATCATATTACTAATACCATTTATTACTGCATTGTTAGTTGTAGAACTTGTAAAAAGGTCTATAAGGTACTGGTAGTAATTGTTATCATCACCATAAGCTACCCATTCTTTTCTTTTATCTTCTACTACTTTGGGCTTATTGTAGGTAGATAAATTTACTATGTGTATGTTATCCATGTTTATATAAATACAAATTCATTAGTTGTTGAGTTGGTAGTGTACTGATTTTGGTTTACTGTAAAATCTGATACTGTTTGATTAGTGCAAAATATTTTATCTCTAAAAATTAGTGTACTACCTTCTGTAATTTCTAAAGTATAAAAAGTATCTTCTACTAAAGTAAAAGTGTTACTGTACTGGTAATAGTAATCTACTGCTGAAAAGCTAGTAGTTGTTGCACTAAAAACTTCTTTGTTTGTGCTTTCATTGTTTACCTTAACTGTATAGGTGTTTCCTGAAGTGTATGATCTAGGAATAAAACTAAATGTTTGGCTACTACCTGAACTTTGTAAAACTATCATATATATACAATAAAAGTAGTTCTATTTTGTTAAATAAAAAAAGGGCAGCTACTGCTACCCTTCTATAAAACAAAAATCAAATTCTAAAAGTCAGTACCATCTGTTACTGTTACTGTTGCTGATGAACACCCTGCAAATGGGTTAGCTGCTGTTGGTGCTTCTAGAAAGTTAGCAGGTCTTTTTTCTTGTGCTGAAAATGTAAGTGTATAACCACTTAAATCACCAAAAGCACTACCTGTTACTATTGTACCACCTGAAACATCTGAACCATGATCTAATCCCATAACAAAGGCATTACCATTTCTATCTTCTACCACTATATGAGGTCTACCATAAGACAATAATTTTAATTCTTTGTGGTCTTCTTTTGTCATTTTCTTTAATGTGAGGTTTAGAGTTTGTTCTACAAAGACAGTACCATTTTCTCTACTAGCATTTATAGTTTGTTCAAAACTACTTGTGCCTTTTAGAAAATATCTGTAGGCATTAAATGTGCCTGATACATCTGTAATTTCATCATTACTTTCTGTAACTGTACCTAAATTACCAAAATCTACAAAGTATACTGCATTTAAACCACCTACTACATCCTTACATGGTTCCCTTCTACCTCTACTTGCTAAACATGCCATATTATTATATTTTTAAAAAAAAGGTAGATAGATATAAACCCTACCTACCCTTTTATAGTTAATTAATTAGTATTCTAGGTGTATAGGACACAGTCACCACCAACACCAAACTGAACACCTGCTTGAAATCTCATTATGAATCTAACATTTTGTGAACCATCAATGTCACTCATGTCAATTACCTTAATTTCATTCAAGTCATTCAGTAAAGAAGTACCAAAGAAAAAGTTACTTTTTTGTCCTGCTACCATTTCATCTGAACCTAAACCTTGTGCATGTGAAATTTTAATACCATCAAAAAATGCAGGTGTAATAGCTTGGTTATTTCCTCTATCCTCATAACCTGCTGCACCTAATCCTGAAGCACCAAAACCACCTAATGCTCTAATATAGCTTCTGTAAACATTTGTTGAAACCCATATAGTTGTATCTTCCTGCCCATAAACAGCACTAGGAATTGCATCTGCAACTTTACCTAATTCTGTAATAACATTAGAGGAAGTTACAGTTGTACCAGTAACATCATTTACATCACTATCAGCAGCAAGAAGTGTACCAAATCCATCAAATTGACCTGCTGTAGCATTTGTTCCTGCCCATATATTAGTTTCCATTCTTTGAGCCACTTTAGCTGAGAAATGCCCTATAACAAAATCTGCAAAGCTTTTTGGTATTTCTCTACCTAAACCACCTAGCCCAACTTCTGCTGCTTGCCATGTGTTTAAGAAATCTTTTTTACATACAGTAACATTTACCATAAAATCTTCTAGTGTTAGTGTTCTTTCAGATAATGTTAATGTTGAACTATCTGAATAATCACATGCACCATTTTTTACAATGTCATTACTGCTTACTTTTTGCATAACTTGCTTATGCACTATATTAGGTAAAATTGTTATTGTTTCTTCACCTAAAGTTTTACCACTTAACAGGGCTGCTTGAATATATTTTCCTGCAAATTCACCTGCATAACTGGTTGTAATACTTGTTGCCATTTTTTAAATTATTATATATTATTTATTCTTCTCATAACTCTATCAAAAGTTGTTTCACCTCTTCTGCTCATAAATACAGGTTCAGTTTTTACTTCTTCTTCAGGGTTATGTTTTACCTTTTCAACTGCTGAAAGTTCTTCTTTTTCTTCAATGGGTGTATTTTCAGCACTCATTTCTTCTTCTTTTTTGCCCATTTTTTCAATCATTCCTTTGATCTCTTTTATTTCATCTTGAAGTGAAGCTAGTTCTTCCTTAGTTGCATACTGCATTTCTTCTTTCTTATCTTCTTCAAGATTTTCTTGTACTTCTTGTACAACTTCTTTATTATCCATATTATCAGTATTTAAATTTTCTTCACTAGCTTCTTCTTTAGGTTCTTCTTCTTTTTCTTCTTCTGCACCAATAGAAGCTATAATGCCTTCTTCTTTTACTATTAATTTTTCACCATCTTCTAAAGTATAATCACCAACTGGTAAAGGTATTTTTTGTTCTAATTCATCTTGTGTTACTATAAACACTTCACTACCTGCTTCAAAGTTTTCACTTTCTATTACAGTACCATTTTCAAGTGTAGCTTGTTCTAGTTTTACTTCTTTTGTTTCAGTATCAATACTTAACAATTCTTTGATTTTTCCTAACATATTATCTGCCTTCATAGTAGTACAATAATTATTGGTTTAGTTTGTTGTGTTTTTAAATACTCTTTAAAAGTTGTTTACCTTTTGCTACTTGTTTTGTACCATATTTCATGGCATTTACTGCTTTGTTGTAATTAGGTATTTCTTTTGGGTTTACACCTAATGATTTAGCTGCTGTTTCTGCTCTTTTAATCCCTACAGCTACCCTTTCCATATCTTCTTGCATATCCTCTAAATCAACTCTTAAACTTCTTTTTAAGGTTTCAGTTTTTTCTAAATGTTTAGATATTTCTTTTTCATCTATATCAATGTTTTTACCAAATGTTTCAACTCCTATGTAATACTTTAAAAATTCTTGTAGATCAGATAATTCTACTTTTTGTTTTGGTATTTTACTTAAGTATGCTTGTATTCTCTTTTCTATTGTGTTCATCTTACCCTACTTGTTTTATTTCCATTTCTAGTTTAGTTTCTAAACTTTTTAGTTTGTTTAACTCTGATTTTAAAACTTTTACTTTTGGTGGCTCTGCTATACCTAGTTCTTTAACTTCATTCTCTAATTCTTCCAATAATTCATCTGCATCTAAATAAGCATCTCTAAAATTAAATCCTAAAATATCCCTTGCTTGTGTCATAAATTTCTGTGCTTTTTCTATTTTATCTCTAATAACATCTTCTAAAGCAAAACCATCATTTATTCTTTGCTGTATATCATTTATTTTAGATAATTTAACTTTTTGTTTGGGTAATTTACTAAGGTATGCCTGTATTCTTTTTTCTATACTATCCATATTATTTTACATTAAAGGTTTTAAGCATAGCTTGTACTTCACCTATTTGTGTTTCAGTATCTTCTACTTCAATTTCTAACAGGTCATATTTTTCTATTTTATTAGGGTCTACACCTAACTCTTTTGCCATAGCTTTAGCTTCTCTTAAAAAATCTTTTCCTTCTTTTATTTCAAATCTAGAATCTTTGATTTCTTGCCTTGCTTTTTGTGCTATGTCAGCTAGTTCTTCATCTGCCCTAATTTTTTTTACTGCACCTGCTTCTATGTCACTTTCAAATTTTTTTAATGCCTTTTGTGCTGCTGCTAATTCATCTGCCTTTTTATCTAACCTGCTTACCATACTTAACTGTACTTTTTCTAGGTTTACTTTGTTTGTTTGACCTACTTTTTTTAAGTATGCTTGTATCCTTTTTTCTATAGTATCCATGTTATTACAATATGTTTTTTTATTATTTGTTATGTTTTTAACTTGTGCCTGTTACTGAACCAATACCTTGTGCCTGAAAACTGCCATCACAGCATTTTCTTGAATAAGTTTTACCATCAGGACATAAACAAGCCCTTTTACCATCTGTGTTACAAGGTTTGTACTCTTTTATGTATAATGTTTTCATTTTTTACTACTCTTTGGGTGTTTAGCAGGTAGTAAATCATAGTCACCAGTATACTTTGGGTTTTGTGGTCTACCATTTTTTAGTAAATATAAAAAAGCATTTACCCTAGCAAATGACCATTGTGAAGCACTTTTAACTCTTGGGCTATGTGAAACATTAAATGCACCTAAACCTCTTTGAAATACAGCTTTAAGTGTACCTACATTAGCACCATACCCTAGTTTTTTCTTGTACCTTTCATTAAATTCTTCTGCTTTTTTCTTTAGTGTAGCTTCATCTTGTTTAGATACCTTTGCACCCCTACTTGTAGAAGCATCACCTTTTGCTGTACCCTTGCCTTTTGGGTTGGGGTTTGGTGTATCTGACTTTGGTGCTTTTGGGCTTTTCTTTATACCACCCCTTTTACCAACTTCAGCCAACATTTCAAGTTCTTTTAGTTTGCTTTCACTCCACCTTAAACCTGCTTTACCACCCCAAAGTAAATAACTAATAGTACCACATGCTTCTGTGTTACCTTCATCATAGTATTCACCTGCCCTAGATAGGTAGCTGTACATTCTTTTTATAGTTTCTGCTGTTATTGGTTTGCCTTGTGCTAATTGTGAAGCCCTAACTTTCCCTACTTGGGTTGCACACTTATTATTTACTTTTTCATTTAGATCAATACCCCTTTGTGCATTGTTTTTTACTGCATCAGGGTAGTCACTATAGCTTTCTAGTTCTACTTGTTTATCTTCTAGTATGTCTTTTAGGTGGTTTAGTAGGTAATCTGCTTCTTCTTCTTGTATTTCTTGTAATTTGTTTGGTTCATTTGGTCTTTCTAATTTGTCTGCAAAGTACCCTTCTATACTAAATCCTTTTACCTTACCAGTTTTTACATAGTTATTCCAAATATCATCATTCAAAACCTTCATTGATAACATCCATGTACCAAGTGGTACTTCCATATTGTACAATCTACTTTTGTCTTTCTTTAAATCTTCTACTATCCAAGTTTCAACTGCTGTTAAACCCTGTAGTGGCTGTGCATGTTCTAGTGTAGATTTACTAGCATTACCCCTTATAAAAAATAATTCACTTGCTTTTCTTACTGTTTCCCTACTAAAATATATATAGTAAGGTTCATCATTTTTAGTTCTTAAAATAGGTTTGTTAGGTACAAGTGCTGCACCCATTATTATCCTTTTTTCTTTGTCTACTTCTGCAAATTTATATTCTAATGATTTAAGTGCTATAAAATCTTCTTCTATTGCAGGGTTTTCTACTAAACTTACTGCATCAATACCACTTACTTCATCTTCTTCATCTATAAAAAGTTCTATTATGTCCATACTATAACAATAATTATTTATGTGTTTTGTTACCCAATACTAGCTGTTTCTATTATATTCCTATCTAAACTTTGTGCATTACTTACATCACTACTAACTACAAATGCTTTTACTGGTTTTTGTTCTTTACCACTTATTGCTTCTGCAAGTTGGTTAGTATCTGAAGCACCTACTACATTAAATGCAGGTGGTGCAGCAGGTGTTGGTGCTGCTGTAGAACCTCTAGCACCCCCTGACATCATACCACCCCCACCAAGATTAGGTGTTTGTACACTTGTTATTTGTTTTACAGTTTGTAAACCACTTGCAAGAATAGAAGCTGCACTTATTGCTTTTTGCACACTACCAAAAGGTTCAGGTATTACACTTTCACTAGATAATACTTCTGTAAAACCTAAATAAGAATTTATAATGGCTTGTGCTATAGCTGCTGCCTTACCTGCTGCACTATTTCTACCTAGTAAGTCTGCAAGTGAACCTAGTGTGTTGGCTGTTATTGCTAACTTTTGTTTTTCTAGTGCATCTTTTCTTTTTAATTCTTCTTGCTCTAGTTTTTCTTGCTCACCATCAAAGTATTCCCTTACTTGTTGTTTTTGTGCTTCAGTACCTTCAAGTAATTCTAATTCTTTTAATGCTTCTGCTTCTTTTTCTTGTAACTCTAGTTCCTTCTTTTCTTTTTCAGTAAGTGCTTTTTGATCTTGAAACTCTTTTAAAAATTCTTCTCTTTCTAAATCTTTTTCTTGTGCTTCCTTTTTTAAATCTTCTTGTTCTCTAAGTAAAGAATTTACATTTATTAACTGCTCTGACCTAAAACCTTCTACCTGTGCTAGTATACCTTCCCTTTCTGCTTGTGCTTCAAGTAATGCTATTTGGTTTTCATCATTACCATTTTTATCAAATTGTGCTTGTGCTGCTGCTAAAACTGCATCTGCATTTTTTAACATTAATTTTTCTTGCTCATCTAAAACAAGTGCTAGTTTATTATTGGCTTCAATCCTTTCTTCTATGGTTTTGCTTTCATCATCTCTGACCTGTCTTAGTTTTTCTGCTTCCCTATCTTTTTGTTCTAATATAATCCTGTTTTTAGCTATACTTACATCTGCCTTTCTATTTAATTCTACTGTATTTGCTGCTGTTTTTATGGTTTCTTTACTATAATCTACAATAGCATTAGTTGCATTTTTAACAGTTTCTACAGATTTATCAAATGTGTTATCTACACCTGTAAGTACATCTAAACTTTCTTTACCTGCACTTTTTACATCATCTAATGCACCTGCAAAATCACCACTAAATACTTTTTTTACTGCACTAGCTAGAAAGCCAAGTGTATCTAAAAAACTATTAAACCTTTCTATAAGATTATTTTTTATAGAAGTACCAAAATCACTTAATGCTTGTTGGGGGTTACTAAATATACCTTCAAAATAACCTATAACTGTACCTACATTATTATCTAGAAAATTGAAAAAATCATTAAATGCTAAAGAAAGTGCTTCAAAAGCTGTGTTAAATATGTTTGTTACCTTTTGGTTTTCATTAAACACTTCTGTTAGCTTTGCAAATGCTGCTACAATTAAACCAATACCTGCTGCTTTTAGTGTAGTACCTATAGCACCTACACCTTTTGCTACTTCTTTACTTGTTTTGTTGGTATCTTTAAGCTGTGCTTCTAGGTTTTCTACTTGCCCAGTTAATTCTTCTATTTTCTTTACTGCATCTTTTGCAATAGCTTCTATTTCTATTGTTTTCTTGACAGACATATGTTTAATTTTACTTGTTTATATCCTTCCTTTATTGTTGTTGGTAAATGGTTTTTACCTAGTGCTATATATGTATATGCACCTATTTGTTTTTCTTTCTTTGCTATTTCTAGCATATCTAGTATATATTCTATCATATTCTCACTAATTCTGCATCTGCCCTTATTTTTGTAGTATCTGCTGTTACATAAGCAGCATCTACTGTTTTAACAGTATCTTTTAATATTATATCAGTACCTACTTCAAAATTATCTAACTCATTTAGTAATTCTAAATCACTTATACCTGTTTCAAAATTTGTTACTATTTTATTTATTTTATATAGTGTATTAAAAATAATAAATCTATCATTTAGTTGTAAATTCAATAAAATCCTTTCAGGTATAAATGCTTTAAATTTGAATATTCTTCTACTACCATCAAAAACTTCTGTAATATAGTTTCTGTAAAATGTTTCAAATAAAGATGAATTTGCTGACCCTGCTGTATATTCATTTTTTTCTACACCCCAATGTATAGTTTGTGAAGTAGTATTACCTGTTATTGTGGGGTCTACTATATTACTTGGTATATAATAATCACTTATTGAAGTAACAGCACCCCCTGCACTAGCCATTACACCTATATTTGTACCACTTGTTATTTTATGTGCATAAAAAATTAAAGGTTTTGTAAGTAAGGGTTCTTGATCTTGGTTTACACTCCATCCCCATTGTACATCTACAAAAGCACCCCCAGTTACATTTCTTAACCTTTCAAATTTCATGTGTTCAAATGGCAGTTCAACTTTGTAGGGTTTGTTCATGTTTTCTTGTACAAGTGCATATTCTAAATGACCCCATTTAATGTTATTGAATTGGTTATGAAAAGCAGTTAAAAAGGTTTCATTACCTGCATACCTGAACTGTAAATTGTCATAAGGTATAGGTAAAGAAATTTCACTCTTTGTTTTGTCAATAAAATCAGTAACATCATAACTTATTGTGCTTGCTGCATAAAAATCATCTAATGGCTGTACTTTAATAATGTCATTTTCTAAAAAACTTGTAAGATTAAATGTTTTGTATAATCCTGCTAGAAAATCTATTACCTTAATATCAGGCATTTGGTCTTTTAAGTATATATTTCTTTGTGAATTTGTAGTAAATGTATTAGTTGCAGTTGCCTTATTAGCACCTGTACTATCACCTTCTAGTATAGTCATAGTTACTTCAAAAGTTGCACTTACAGATGAAGTTATAGAAACATGGTAACTGCTACCTTTTAACAGTTTTTTACTATCTGCTAAAGTTATTATATTATCTGTACCTGCACTTGTTTGGTTACTTTCATGGAAAATAGACCTGTTACCTACAGCAGCTTGCTGTACTCTTATGTTATATTCTACACCTGCTGAAGTTTCTACAGTTAAAACCATAAACCTATCACCTTTGTAATTGTCTAGGTTTATATAACTTCTACCTGATTTAAAAAAACCAGTAGAACCATGCCCTTGCTTTCTTTCACCTTTTAACCTTATTGCTTTTCTTTGGTTTGTACTATCATAGGTAGAGGATATTCTAGCCCATTGGTGGAAACTGGTAGATGGTATTAGTGCATCAGCAGGGGGTGCATCATCACTTAACACACTACCTTTTTCCCTGTGCATCCACAAATACAAGTTGTAAAATGTGGGGTTTGTTGTACTAAAAAAATCTGTACTGAATTTTATATTGTATTTAGTTTCTATTGCTCTAATTAAAGTGTAAATTCTTATGGCAGGTTTTAACTGGTCAAATACTAAACCATGTGAATTACTACCTACATATAAGTTTTTTGTGCCTGCTGTATCATCACCACTATCATATATTAATCTATCTGTGTGTGTTATTAGGGGGTATATAATAGAATCTGAAATTGTTTCACCATCCACTTCTAAACTATCCCCATTTTGCATTTTAGTAATTATATTAGAACCTTCATACAACTGGTAAAAATTAAAATCTTCTAAGTCATGTAACTTATCATCTTTGAATAAATCTTTAATTGTTATTGTCTGTCCATAAAAAGTTATTCTGTAGTTTTCAGGTTCATTATTTGTCATTTGTACACTTTCATACTTAACAAAACCTTTTTTAAAATCTTTATAGTTTAGCTGTAATACTGCTTCTTTTTTTTCTTTAGGTCTAAAATCAATTACATCTATGTCAGGGTTGTAAAAGTGTTTAAATATTTTGTTATTGGTTTTAGTTGCAGGTACATTAAAAGTTCTTGTAAAATCTGTAAAAACTTTTTGTAAATCTAAAATATCTTGTAATGACTGTGTAAGTGTAACACTTTCATTATCATGTAGTTCTACTAACTCACCTTCTATATAAAGTTGTAAAAGTAATTTTTGCATTATCTAACATTATTAATAAGGTTAAATGCAAATTCAAAATCTACAGTATAATTAATTAATTTATCATTTAATACTGTCTTTTGTATAAATGATTTACTTTTTGGTATAATGGGTAAAGTTCTTGTAGTGCCACTCTCTGTAAATCTTATGTAGACATTTTCACTTAAAAATAATTCTTCAATAGTTCTACTAGCATCTTCTTTAATAAAACCTGTATTCATTTGTAAAGAAGTTCTAGCATTTACATTATACCTAACCCTTTGACCTTCATAAGTTGGGTATGTGACATTAGAAACATTTATGGTGTTAGCTTTATAACTTTCATCATTTACTGTAAAAGTTTCTGTAGTCTTTTTGAAAAAATAAAAATCTTCATAAGCACCAAATTTATTTACAAAGGTAACTTTATATGGTGTGTATTTTGGTTCACACACATTGTTTACTGTCAAAGTCTTTTTTAGTGTAGTATCATCTGTATCATAAACCTGTATTGTGCTAGTATTAGCAGGTATGGTTATGTATTGTATTTTTTGGTTAGTATTACCACTATCTGTTATTTGTGTTGTTACACCATCTATTATAACTTTCCCTACACCTTCTGCAAATATTGGAAATCTACCTGCTGTATTTTCAGGTAAATATATATTGTCTGCTGATACAAAACAATGCCTTGATAGTTGGGGGTTTATCTCATCTTCAAAATCACCAAACCCATCTAGTGCTATGTGGTGTGTAGTGGTTTGACCACCATTTACAAACTGTACATCTGTTGTACTATCTATTAAAGTTGCAACAACAGTTACCCATTTAGTAACACTTGCATAATCATCATTAAAAGAATGTGTAATATAATCTCTAACTAAATTACCTATTTCAAAAATTATATTACTTCTAGTTGAAATTCTTTCTTTACTTAAAGTATATTTTAGATCACTAGAGGTATAACTACCTGCTGTACCTTCATATATATAAATTTCTATTGTTGCACTTTTTAAAGCCATATTTTTAATTTAATTTACCCACAATCTACTCTTATAGGGTCTGATTCAATAGTACCATTTTCACTTATTTTTATAACAAAAAATGGGCTACCTGACAAACCTATTTGGTCAAAAAATCTTGATACAGCCCAAAACAAAGGTGAACCTGAACCTGAAGTACCATTAACCACTTGTCTATTTTGTGCTACACTTTGAAATGTACATACTTGACTGCCACCTGTAATATCAGATATTTCTGGTCCATTAGCTTTTATCTTTACAGGGAAATTTGTAAAATGTGTTGCTTCATTATCACAAAAATCAGCAGGAAAAGCAAAACCTTGAGGTGTAAGATAGAATGTAAAAAAACCACTATCTGTACATGGGTTATCACTTATATCCTGCCTTCTAACTATTACACAGGTTAAATCTTGCCCTGCATTACTAAATGTTCTAGGGTCTGAACTAAAGTCACTTGCTTCAGGTACTTTAAATGTTACTCTTATTTCTCTACCACTACCACTTACATTTGCTTGTGCTTGTGTTAGTAAAGGGAATATGGGTTCAAATCCACCTGCACCATCTGATATATTAGTAGTAACAGATTTAATTTCTAAAACAGTTTCTCTATAACTAATAACTGTACTTGATAAGTCATTTAATACAACACTATCTTGTTCATATTGTATTACCCCATTTTTACCTATTCTAAAATTTCTAAAAGCTATGAAGGGGTCACCCTCATTTACTACACCACAAGCTAAATTAAATAAATTACTAGCCCTTTGCACAAATGTGTGGTCACAGTCTACATCTGTAGTACCTGAACCATAGTTACTGTAACCTCTTGGTACATGAAATTTAAAAGTCAAAACTACTGTTCTATCTGCACCACTTGTATAAGCTAGGTGTGTTATTTGGTCTGCTCTAGTAAGTACACTTTGACCTGCAGGACTTGCTGTAGAACCATCAATAGATTTTATTATTATATCTTGTAATTCACCACCATCTCTATCAGGTAATACTAAAGCACCAGTAGGGTCAAGTATACCATTTCTTAAATTTGCTACAGTACAATCAAATGCAGCAGTACAAACTGAACTTACTGTAAAAGTATTGCTATCTGTAAAACAAGCATCTGTATTATTAAAAGCCCTAACATAAAAAGTACCACTAACACAAGTATTAGAAGTAGAAAATGTTACTGTAGCAGTTCTTGTTGTATCTGATAGAGAAACCCCAAAAGAATTTGTACCTACTCTTTTTATAACATATCTTTTAAAGGTTGCACCTGAACTACCTAAAGTAAAAAATGAACCCAAGTTTATAGTGCTGCCTGATGATACATTTGTTTGGTCAGGTATAGTGCCAGTAAATACTAGCATGTTATTATTTGTTGAAGCATCACAAGTTGTTGGTGCTATTTGTGTAGTTGTTACATCACAGTCTATTGTTTGCCCTGAATTACTAAAACCATCAGGTATTCTTATGGTGTAAGTAACAGTTCTTGAAACATTACTATCACCTACATTTAAAGCAGGGGTAAAAACAGTATGTGACCTTGCTATAATTGTACCAAACTGTGGTACTGGTTCAGTTATATTACCATTACTAGAAACTGAAAACCCCTGTAAGTTTGCTGTAGTACAAGTAAATGTAGCTGTTGTTGTTGGTTCAGTAGCTGTAAAATAAAATGGACTTCTTGAATTTATTTTTGTACTCATTTTTCTTGAAAACTAAATTTTAAAAATTCTTCTACTTCTAGTGCATAAGCATTAATTACATCATCAGGTAACTGCTTAAATGCTTTTTCAAAAGGTTTTGTAAAAAACAAACTGGGTTTTAGTCCTTTATTCCATATTGATCTAGTAATAAGAAATGCTGTAGAATTATAACTTAAAAACCTTTTTGTTTCTTTATCTTGAAATTGAAACCTTTTAGCTTTGACCCACTTTTTTATACCTTCTGTAAGTCCACCTTTTTTGCCTTTACCACTACCAAATTTTGCTAGTGTACCATACCTTGATATTTCAGGGTAGCTACTTGTTTTACCTTTTACACCCCTGTCTTGATAGTATCCATATTCTTCCATTAAGAAAGATAAACTAAAGCTATTAGGAAATACTTTTAATTCTGATTTTAAACTGTTAGACAGCTTACCCCCCACATTTTTCTTTTGTGTTTTAAGCTGCTTTTTACTACCATCAATAACCTGCTTTCTAAATCTGTCTAATACAGTCTGTAATTTACCCCCCTTTGTTAGCATACTGTCATATCATTTTGTACAATTATATCTAATGTGGCTACCCATCCTGCTAATTTGCTTTCAAATCTATCTACAAATGGTTCACATCCTACCTGCCCTTCTACTTGGTAACCATCTGTGTATAGGTCACCTCTTTGTAATAGTGCTATTAGTCTATTTAGTATAGATAGTTGGGTGTTTAATACATCTTGTTCATTATCATTTCCTACAAATATATCTGTAGTTTCTTTTTTACTTTCATCTACAATATCCATAGCAAGTACACTTACATTAAATGTTAAAGTGTTTGTAGATACATTACAGTTATTTACTATAATGTGTGACAAAGGGAAAATGTTTTGTTTGTTTAAATCTACATCATCTAAACTACCATGACTTACTGTATTACAAAATGGTTCTGCTAACAGTTTAGTTTTTATTTTGTCTAGTACATCATAAAACTTTGTCATCTTTGTTTACTTTTTATTCTTTGTATCTCAATTTGTGTTTTTTCTTTTTCAAAAGCTAAGAACATTAGGCATTGGTGTATATTTAATTTAGTGACAATGTCATATTTGGAAACATCCCCTTTAGAAAGTCCATAGATGCTTTGATACCATCCCCATTTTCTTGCAAAACCCTGTGTGCTTCCATATTGTTGTTCATTGTTTCCTTCTTCAAATAGTTCAGGGTAGTTTGTAGCAATTCCTTTTTTAAATTCCAAAAAAAAACCATTGAACCCATTACAACTTTTAAAGGCATTAGTTTTAATTTATTACTATCTTCTGTACCATCATACTCTTTTATCTTGTACCTGTCACCCTTTTGGTGTATTACAGGTCTAAATAAAACCCCCATAGCTTTGTGCATAGTTTCCCAGTCACTCATATTTTCATCTAAGTCTATATACTCCCCTAAAGTCATTTCATCAAGCTGTGTTATAAAACCATATTCAACACCCCCTAATGTAAATCTAGGTATTAGATCATTCTGTACCTCAAAAACCTGATTAAGATGGTCTAATATTTCTTTTACACTTGTCATTTTTATTTTTGCAATATCTTTTAAATCCATATTACAAAATATTTCTACTGTTTTGTGCATTAAAAAACTGGTATCTTTGTTTTCTTCAGTATTAACCTTTACAAACTTTTGGTATTGTTCTAGTGTAATTTCTGATAAACTGCTAGGTACATTTATTTCTACTTTCATACTTATACAATAAAATTATACCTAAAGTGTATAACATAAAAAAAGCAGGTATTTCTACCTGCCTTATTATTAACAAACCAAATTAAAATGAAAATTACTTTAAGTTACATAATTTTTATAAATATATTCATATAATTCTTCAATTTTTTTTATTATCTCTTTACTGTTTTGCTTGTAAAGTTCTTTGCCTGTTACTACATTACCCTGTAAATTCATTTCTAGTTTTACCATTCTATTATTTCCTTGTTCTACTGGTTTGTAATATACATAGCAATCAGCACCCCAACAAGCACTTACAATTTCATGTTTGCCATCCATAAAATTAAATACATTGTACCATAAAAGAAACTAAAAAAACTTACAAAAGATATAAAGCCATAAGCTATTACCTTGTACATTGTTTTCCTGTTTTCTTTATCATTTATTACCATTTTAATTAATCTATATTCTTCCATGTTTCAAAGTTTGTGTTTATAATCTGTTTTTCTAAATTTTTTAATTGTTCATCCATAGCATTATTATCAGCTATTCTTTTATTTATTTTTTCTTTTAATTTTTTTATTTCTTCATCTTTCTCTTTTATTTTCTCATCTCTATTTATTATATCTTGTTCTCTATCATGTACAGATTGTCTTAACTCATTTATTTTTTTATTTAATTTAATAATTGTTTGACTAAAGTTTCTATCTAAATTCATAATTGTTTTTTTAAAGTTAATAAAAAAGGGGTATTGCTACCCCCTTATTTTTTTTATATAGTTTTCATTGCTTTTGGTAAATGATCCCAAGAACTTAATTTATGACCTTCTATCTCTTGTTTTAAAGATTTTATTCTTTCACCCCAAAAAACTATTGCTTTATAAGGTTCAGAATCTTTACCAAGATTTGCAGCTATAATATGGTGTCCAATAGCATACCTTTTCTTTAATTGTTTTTTTGCATCTTCTAACTTTGTAATTTTTTTGTCTATAATATCTTTTTTTAATTTGTTAAATTCTGCAACTGTAAATTTTTTAATTTCCATTTTATTTATTGTTTTAATGTTTATGATGTAAATATACAAAAGTTTTAATTATAAACAAATTATTAACTATTTTTTTTAATAAATATAATATTCCCCTTTTGGTGTACTTAAATGGTCTGTTAAAATATACCTGCATGCATCAATGCAATCTGGATGCACCCCTGTTGGCTTTTCTATGGTGTTGCCTTCTTTATCTCTTGCCCACACATAACCTTGTAGTTCTCTTTTTAAATTCTTACTATTACTTGTTACATATATTTCATTTTGGTTTATCATGTTTATACCATAGGTAACACTATCCCTACCTTTAGTGCAGGGGTATATCTTGTGACCATCCATTGACAAGGTAGCTATACTTTTTGGTTCAGCATGATCTGCTATTATGTTTTCTTTTATATTGTTTTGTGTTAAAAACAAACTCACATCTCTTAACACCATATTACTTTTGTATAATACTTCATCAAATATATAAGCATTATTCCATTTATACAATGCAATTATTGTAGTAGGGTCTACATAACCAAAGTCCATACCATAACCTAATAATTTAGCTTCTAAGGGTAGTTTATCTATTTCTTGCCAGTCAGGTATACAAGCACCTTGTAAAGACCCTGTAAGTCCATCTAAATACACCCTAGTCCAGTTTTCCCAGTAGCTACTTGTCTTTGCTTTATCTCTTGCCTTTTCTAATTCTTTTATTATACCTTCAGGTAGTGTGTTGTTATCTTTGTATGTTAATCTTACAAAATCTGTATCTGCTTGCCCTTTTAATTCTTTGTCTACCCAAAACAAACTGGTGGGGTTGTAGTCTAACCAAATGTTACCTGAAGTTCTTATAGCTAGCTGTTGGTAGCTTTCAAAACCATTAGGTATAGTGTTGCACTCATTTATAAATAAATCTGTTCTTCTACTACCTCTAATTTTGTCAGGTTGATCTATACTAAAAAACTCTAAATAACTGCCATTACTAAAAGTGTATTTAAGTGTGGTTTTATTAAAACTTTCTTCTTTGTATCTATTTGTAGTTTTCATAATCTTTAAAAAATCTTTTAATACACCCCTTCTTAGTGCAGGTACAGTAGAAGCTACTACTGATACTTCCCTACCTTTATTTTTTATTGCATCTTGTATTAGTATGAGTAATATGCAAATAGTTTTACCTGCTGAAGTACCCCCACATACAATCCTTACCCTGTTCTTTAATTCCAGTAATTTATATAATGCTTGTGTTTTTTTAAACATCTAATCTTCTAACCACAAAGGTACATCTTCATTTATGGTTATATCTTTTGTTTCTTTTGGTTTACCTGCCCAGTAATTATAAAATAATTGTACAAATTTAAAGTCACCTTTCTGTATTCCCTTAGTTAAAGCTGCAAATGCTTCAGGTTCTAAAGGTGTTAGTTTTTCTATTAAATCTATTTCTTCTGCTTTAGATTTTCTTCCTGAACCTTGTCTTTTACCCCCATGTGCCATACTTGAAAAAACTTGATTAATCAAATATACAATAAAAAAAATAGTGTTTTGTTAAAGTTGCTCTAACCTTTTTTTGTACTTTTTATAGTAAGTTTGATAATAATTAGCTTCCCTTTTGGCTTCTTTAAACAACTGTGTTTTTTCTTCTAGCTTTTTTATCAGCTTATTATTATGCTTTTGTAGTATAATATTTTCTTTTTTATACTTTCTATATAATTCTATAGCATTTGTATCTACCCCAGTATCTTCTTCTACAATACTTTCTAGTGTTTTGTATCTGTTTAGGTGTTCAGAATAAAATTTTTTTTGTTCTAACCATTGTTTAAATATTTTTTTATTATGTAATACACTTGCATGTGTTATATTTATTTCTTTACCCACTCTTTCTAAAGATAATTTTGTGTGGTTTAGGGCAAGGTTAGAATATAAAACCCTAGCTTCTACATATTGCTGTGTTCTTTTCTTTATACCTATATCCTGTATACCAGTTTCTGTTTCTACTAATTCTTTAATTTTTTGTATCATAACTTTCTTTTATTGCTTTCATCATACCTGCACATGCTTCATACATTTCTTGTTCCTCATACATTCTTACTATCTCTAGTAATTCTTGTTTGGTTGCACCATCATCTATATCTTGTAAGGTAAGTAAGTAAAAATCATGTATGGTATTAAGTTTCAACTTGTTCTAGTTCTTTTTGCAAGTAAGCCAAAGCCCTCCATGCCACCTTAACACTATGCCTTACACCATCTGTGTCTATTGTACCTGCTTGTAGTAAGTGCCTTGTAAGTGCATCAAGTTCATCACCACTTTTGCTTCTATCCCAATGCAGTTTTTTATTGGGGTTGTGTTGTTGGTTACCTTTGTAACTACACCTAGCTATTTCTTTTATAGCATCAGGAAAGTATTTTAACACCCCTGAATATATAGGTAAAGTTTTTCTTTCTTCTTCAGGTTGTTTTACCACTTCTGTTTCTTTTATTTCTTGTATTCTTTTCTCTACAAATTCTTGTAATTGTTTCATAATATTCCCCTTAATACATATTGATCTAAATTATTTTCTTGTTCAAAAAAATGCCTGTACACACTTACAGCTTGTTTAAATTTTGTACCACCTCTTTCATAAAATTCTTCACTTGTTTCAAATACACCAATATCTTTTGTTTGCTTGTTTACTACTATAAATTTAAAATCAGTAGCTTTAAATAATTTCATGTACAAATAACACTGCATGTCATAATTGTATTTATCTGCTGAATATCCAAAGTCTTTTAAGTTGGTAGAAGTGGTTTTTAAATCTATAATAGTTTTACCTTTTATAATATCTGCTTTACCCCTGAAGGGTAGCCCATCTATCATTTCTATTGCAGGTACTTCAAACTGTGAACCTTTTAAGTAACCTTTTACTATTTCATTTTGTAGAACTGCATCTGCTATATATTCTACTTCTGATACTTCTTTTTTAAGTAATATGTGGTGGTGTTTTTCCCTAGCTTCTTTATATGCTTTTGTGTTTCTGCTTGTAACATCTAGTATTTTTACATTGTCCATTTTCTCAGGTTCTAGTATCAGCCAATGGAAAACCTTACCTATCATTAGTGCTGTAGTTTCTTCACCTGCAAAATTTAAACTTTGCCTATAGGTCTTAGCACTTTTTAAAAGGTTACTTAATGCACTACTGCTTAAAGCATATTTACCTAAATGTTCATAGTAAAAAGTATCACTAACCATTTCAGCTAGTATTTCTTCTTTACCCCAAGTTTCATTGTTTAGTAACTTAATCATAATTGTTTTTCACTAAGATACTAATTTATAAACATATTACAAACTATATGTTTTTCAAATCTTCTAAAACCT